TACCAGGAAATATTACATTCAACGGCCAAAAACTATACGACGATGCAGATACGGAAATCAAAAGACTAGAAGAGGAAATGATTAATAACTATTCTCTTCCAGTTATGGATATGATTGGTTAACACCAAGATTATAACAAACAAATAAAAGGTCGGCAACCACCATGGCATTAAATCCATACATAAACAATTGGACAGCGAGCAATGAACAGTCTTTGATCGAAGACATCATCATTGAGTCGATTAAGTTTTATGGTTATGATGTCAAATACTGTCCGCGTACATTACAATCTGTCGATAGTGTTTTTAATGAAGATGCTGTTTCAACATACGACTCCGCTTATGATCTTGAGATGTATGTCAAGAACGTGGAAGGCTTTGAAGGTGAAGGAGATTTTCTCAGTAAATTTGGCGTGCAGATACGGGACGAAATTACTTTCACCGTTGCACAGAGTCGATATGACACGGAAGTAGGAACACCTACTTCCACAACAAGACCTCAAGAAGGCGATCTGATTTACTTTGGTCTGACAGGTAAAATTTATCAAGTTAAGTTTGTTGAACACGAACCTATCTTTTATCAAATTGGCGCATTGCAGACTTATGACCTGCGTTGCGAACTGTTTGAGTACAGCAACGAAAAACTCGACACCGGCGTTTCTGCAATTGATGATATTGAAACGAAATTTTCTCAAGATATTTCTATTGCCAATTCTGCGGCCGCTGATGCGAACGGTAACATCATCATCGATGCGAATACTGGTCGACCTGTCTCAACAGGTGGCCTCACACTTAGCGACAACGATGAGTTTCAGGTCGCTGCGTCAGGATTCATTGATTTTTCAGAGGCTGATCCATTTAGCGAAGGCGGTAGTTACTAATGTTTGGACAAACATATCACCACAGTCATCTACGAAAGTATGTCATACTTTTCGGTACTCTGTTTAACGATATCTGGGTCAATCGTGAGGATGCCAGTGGTAACGTCAAACAATCTATAAAGGTGCCGTTGTCTTATGGTCCGCGAGAGAAGTTTCTTGCGAGAGTCGGCACACCTGATCCTTTGACAAATGAAGTTGCAATCACTTTGCCGATGATGGGTTTTGAAATGACGGGTTTCAGCTATGCGGCCGAAAGAAAACTTCCGACGATTAACAAATTCAAAACGGTAACCGGTAGTGATCAAGACAGAGGACGATTCTATTACAATCCTGTGCCCTATGACATCAACTTTTCTCTGTCGATTTTTGTAAAGAATTCAATCGACGGCACAAAAATTATTGAACAAATATTGCCATTCTTTACACCTGAGTGGACTACAACGGTTCAACTTACAGACAATCCAGATATTACGTTGGACGTTCCTTTGGTAATCAATTCAATTTCTTCAGATGATGTCTACGAAGGAAACTTTGAAGAACGCCGTTCGTTGATCTGGCAGGTAGACTTTACTATGAAAACCGTTCTATTCGGACCTGTCAAGACGAATGAAGTTATCAAACTGGCCAATGTTAATCTGGTCGAGTCTGTTATCTACGATGATCTGAATGATGCCGTGGGTGTTGCAGGCACGGATGTAAACATGACAATCACACCGGGACAGGATGCAAATGGCAATCCTACCACAAATGCTTCTCTGACTGTTGATAAATCAGAGATTTCTATTGGCGAACAATATGACTTTATAGTGAGCACTAATAATGTATTCGAGCAAACCTGAGAATGATATGAGTGACAATAATGATCCTATCAGTCAGTCACTAGATTTAACACCACTACAAGACGAAAAAAAATTACCAACTACATTTCGTCCTGATGCGGCGACTGACGAAGAACAAGTTGAAGCGGACATTGCATATGCCCGTATGAATCTCTATGATCTAATCGAAAAGGGTCAAGGCGCAGTTGATGAGTTGCTGGCCATTGCTGACCAATCTCAGCATCCACGATCTTACGAAGTTTTGTCTACTATGATCAAGACTCTCACAGATACGAACAACGATTTAATTGCGGTGCATGAGAAAAAGAAAAAACTCAAAGAAACCACTATCGAACTAAACAATCACGAAACAGTGAATAATAATTTGTTTGTCGGCAGTACCAGTGACCTTTTACAGATGATGAATAGAAATGCAGAACCAGATGACACAGATTAAAGACATATCGAATTACAAGACTTATCTTGGAAATTCTAGTCTAAAAAAACAAGGTGTACAGATTGCTTGGACCCAAGAGATGGTTCAGGAGTTTATGAAGTGCGCCGAAGACCCAATTTATTTTTGTGAAAAATATATTAAGATTGTTCACGTTGACGATGGACTTATACCTATTGAACTATACGACTATCAGAGAGATATTATCGATGTCACGACCAACAATCGAAGAACCTGTGTTGTCACATCCCGCCAAGCAGGTAAGACAACGACTGCTGTATGCCTTATACTTCATTACATTCTGTTTAATGATCACAAGCTTGTTGCTCTTCTCGCAAATAAAGGAGATGCTGCGAGAGAAATTTTGGATCGTATCAAAACGGCTTACGAAGCTCTTCCCAAATGGTTGCAACAAGGTGTAGTTGAGTGGAATAAAGGTAGCGTTGAATTTGAAAACGGTTGTAAAATTCTAGCATCTGCAACATCCTCATCAAACATTCGTGGTAAATCGGTATCATTCCTTTATATCGATGAGACCGCATTCGTAGAAAACTGGGATGATTTCTTTGCCTCAGTTTTTCCTACAATCTCTTCTGGTACTACTACCAAGATTCTTTTGACATCGACACCGAATGGACTGAATCATTTCTATAAGACATGTGAAGGCGCCAAGGAAGACAGAAACGGATATAAACACATCGAAGTCAAATGGCAGGATGTTCCCGGCCGAGATGAAGAGTGGAAAAAAGAAACACTCTCGGCAATGGATTTTGATTATCAAAAATTTTCACAAGAATATGAGTGTGAATTTATAGGTAGTAGTGGTACACTGATCACAGGTTCGAAACTCAAAGGTTTGGTGTATCGTGATCCGATTCAAACGGGTCAAGGTGCTTCTATGTACATTAAACCTATGGCCGATAGGAATTATGTGTGTACTGTAGACGTATCACGCGGAAAGGGATTAGACTACTCTGCATTTCACATTATAGATGTGACAAAGATGCCGTATCAACAGTGTTTAGTTTATAGAGACAATCAAATTTCTCCTATGGACTATGCACATATGATACAACATTTCTGCAAACTTTACAACAACGCACAAATACTTGTAGAAATTAACGATATTGGTGAACAAGTATCTACCACACTTTTCGAAGACTATGAGTATGAGAATATGTTGTTTACTGAAAACAGTGGTCGAGGAGGAAAAAGACTTGTCGCTGGCTTTGGAGGCCAAGCGGATAAAGGTGTAAGAACAACAAAGACCGTGAAATCTCTCGGTTGTTCTGTTCTGAAACTGTTAGTAGAAAACGATCAGTTGATTATTAATGACTTTGATACGATTGGAGAATTGTCCACGTTCAGTAAAAAAGGTCCTTCATGGGAAGCAGAACCGGGTAATCATGATGACTTGGTGATGTGTCTGGTTTTATTTGCATGGTTGACTCAACAGAAATATTTTAAAGAACTCACGGATATAAATACTCTTAACAATTTAAGAGATATGAATGAAGATGAAGTGATGAATGACTTGACGCCTTTCGGCATTATCGACACTGGACATGATTCTCACTCGGAAGACGTAGTTATGACTTCCAAAGGAGATGACTTCTTAAAATTCGAACATGATGAATGGTGATGTACAAATCGTAAAAATTATAAATAGAAAAATAAAATTGTTATTGAATCATTTCACATAGGGAGAAATAACATGCCATTTCAATTAAGTCCAGGTGTAAATGTTACTGAGATCGACCTGACTACTGTAATCCCTGCGGTTGCAACTACCGATGCTGCTATCGGTGGTGTTTTCCGTTGGGGTCCTGTAGACAAACCGGTTCTCGTAACTTCCGAAGATGATCTTGTAAACAAATTCGGAAAGCCTTCTAATCTAAACCCCGAAACCTTCTTCACTGCGGCAAGTTATCTTGCTTACAGTGATTCGTTGTACGTTAGCCGAGCATTTTCTGATGAAGGATATTCTCAGCTTTTTACTGCTGTAACACTTACGGCAGCGAGCAACACAATCAACGTTGATGAGGCAGACGAATCAGTGTTCACAATTGGTGATGTCGTATTTGGCGAAGGCATCCCAGTCGGCACAACAATCGTAAACATAACAAATGCTGCCTCGACGACAGACCTCGAACTGTCTGCACAGGCGACTGTATCCGGTGCTGCTGATGTTTCGGTCTTTGCTGATGCTCGTTCATTCAACGCTGTTGCAAACTCTGACGGTGTTGCTTTGCACCTTCACAATGTTCGCAACGAAGAACACTACGAAGAAAAAGAAGCAAACTTTCAGTCAGCATGTCATTACATCGCACGATATCAAGGTGACCTTGGTAACTCAATGGCAATTTCGGTTTGTCCGACATCTGCTGCGTTTTCACGATCAATCGATCTCGCTACCACCACTGGCGGTGACGGAAAAACAGAAAACGAAAAAATCAGTTTCACAGTCGGTTCTGCGAATGCTACGATTTCTATCGAAGCTAACACGGCCGCTGCTGGTACTTCAACCGAGTCACAGAACGCCGTTGACGAAGTGCGTGATTACCTTTCTGTTGGTGACAAGATCAAGGCAGGTAACTCTACAGTAGGTTTCCAGTATATGGAAATCAAATCAATCGCCAACTCCTCTGTCAGTGGTGATGACGCTACCTTGGAAATTGAGTTTACTGATACATTCAATCAGGCTGGTGCAGTTGACCAAACAACACTTGTACGTTACTGGCAATTCTGGGACGTAGTAAGCGGTGCTCCTGGTCAGTCGCCTTATCAGTTTGCTCAGGGTAATACAAACGCTCAAGACGAAATGCACGTTGTAGTATACGACGAAGATGGTAAGATCACTGGAAACCCAGGAACAATTCTTGAAGTCTGGGATCGTGTATCACGTGCTACAGACGCGAAGAACGCTGACGCTGGTTCGAACTATGTTAAAGACGTAATCAATCAGTCTTCTAACTGGGTATACTACGCAGAAGACATTTCTACTGCGACATCTGCGACATCAGCTGATTTGGCATCGTCCACCTCAGGTAATCCTAAGGCTTGGTCATTTGTCGGCGGCCGTGACGTAGGCGACGAGACAAACACTGGTTGTTCGATTGGACGAGTAATCGCTGCATACGAACACTTCAAGTCTGCCGAAGATATCGACATTTCGTTGATTCTTACTGGTAAGTCACGTGGAGGCGGTGTTGGTGCTCAATTGGGTAACTGGCTCGTTGACAATATTGCTGAGACTCGTAAAGATTGCGTTGTCTTCATGTCACCTGAAAAAGGTGATGTTGTTGCAAACGCTGGCGGAACAGAGGAAGATGACGTTGTTAACTTCCGAAATCAGTGCCGATCAACATCTTACGCAGTACTCGACTCTGGTTACAAGTACATGTACGACAAGTACAATGACCTATATCGATGGATTCCATTGAATGGTGATATCGCTGGTCTTGCTGCTCGTACAGACGATGTTCGTGATCCTTGGTTCTCGCCTGCTGGCTTCAACCGTGGTCAGATTAAGAACGTTGTTAAACTCGCTTGGAACCCCAAGAAAGCAGAACGTGATCTTCTGTACAAGAACGGAATTAACCCAGTTGTTAACTTCCCGGGTCAAGGCATCGTGTTGTTTGGTGATAAGACTCTTCTTGCCAAGCCTTCAGCGTTTGATCGAATCAATGTACGTCGATTGTTCATCGTACTTGAGAAGGCAATCGCTACTGCCGCTAAGTTTACACTGTTCGAATTCAACGACACATTCACACGTGCTTCGTTTGTGAATCTTGTTGAACCTTATCTGCGTGATGTACAAGGTCGTCGTGGTATCACTGACTTTGTTGTTGTGTGTGATGAGACGAACAACACGGGTGAAGTAATTGATCGTAACGAGTTTATTGGTGACATTTACATCAAACCTGCTCGAAGCATCAACTTCATTCAGTTGAACTTTGTCGCTGTACGCACTGGTGTAGAATTCTCCGAAGTTATTGGTAATTTCTAATAAATATCGGATAAATAACAAAAACTAATAGGAGAATATTCAAATGGCTTTCAGCGTAACAGATTTTAAATCATCGGCAATTCAAAAGGGTGGGTTTCGTCCCGCCCTCTTTGAAGTGCAAGTTACCTACGTAGGAAATCAGTTTAACTTCCTGTGTCAGTCTACTCAGGTACCCGCAATGACCATGGGTGTCATCGAAGTACCTTATTTTGGTCGTAAGATCAAGATTGCTGGTGACCGTACATTCGCAGAATGGACAACTACCGCAATGATCGAGGAAGATTTTGGCGCACGTGACGCTCTTGAGCAGTGGTCTACAGATATCAATATCCCAGATAGCAATATCCGTACACTGTTTAACGAAGGTTACAAGCAGGTTGCTGAAGTAATCCTTTACGGTAAGGACGGGTCGCCTCTCAGGACTTATACTCTTGAAGGTTGCTGGCCTTCTGACGTAGGTACGATTGAACTGGATTGGAACACAACCGACACAATCGGCACTTACACAGTTACTTGGGCATTCGATTACATGCTCAAAGGATCCTAATAAGTAAGGTTCTAATTCCTTACATTATGCACCTGTGAACGAACCGGGGGGATTATAAATACTTATAATCCCCTTTTTTTATTTGGAGTACTAATTAATGGAAATTTTCGGCTTTGAAATCAATCGTAAGAAGGAGGAAAAGGAAAAAGAAAAACTAGTTTCCTTTGTCCCACCTACTAACGATGATGGCGCCTTAACAGTAACGGCTGGCGGTGTATACGGAACATACGTTGACTTAGACGGTTCTGTACGTACTGAGGCGGAACTGGTAAACAAATATCGAGCGATTGCACAAGATCCAATCATTGATCTGGCCGTTCAAGATATTTGTAATGAGGCAATTGTTGAAGATAGTGATGAAACAACAGTATCAATTGTTCTCGACGATGTTGAGACACAAGACTCTATCAAGAAAACAATCACAGAAGAATTTGAAAACGTATTAGACCTGTTAGAGTTTAATCGACTCAGTTACGAGGTTTTCAAAAGATGGTACGTCGATGGTCGCCTATACTATCACGTAATTATTGATGAAAAGAAACCTGCTAAGGGAATTTTAGAAGTACGATATATCGATCCGCGCAACATCAAGAAAATTAAGGAAGTCAAGAAAGAAAAAGACAATTCTGGTGTTACAATCGAAAAAGTGGTCGCAGAATATTATATCTACAATCAGAATGGTTTCTTAAAGAAAACAAGCACAGGTAGTGGCGCAGTTTCGTCTTCATCTGGACCGCAACAAACACAGGGAATGAAGATTTCGAAAGATTCTATCGTTTACTGTACCAGTGGTTATCAGAGTGTAGACAATAATCTGATACTGTCATACCTGCATAAAGCAATTCGACCTTTGAACCAGTTACGTTCAATGGAAGACTCTCTTGTAATTTACCGAATTTCACGTGCGCCTGAGCGGCGTATCTTCTACGTAGATGTTGGCGGCCTGCCAAAGGCTAAGGCAGAACAATATCTGCGTGACATCATGACCAAGTTTAAGAACAAAACAGTTTACGATTCATCGACCGGTGAAATCCGTGATGATCGTAAATTCATGACCATGCTTGAAGACTTTTGGTTGCCTCGTAGAGACGGCGGCCGAGGTACAGAAATCACAACACTTCCAGGTGGCCAAAATCTGGGAGAGATTGAAGATGTCACTTATTTCCAGAACTTGCTCTTCCGTTCTTTGAACGTTCCTTCTACACGATTGCAACCAGATACAACGTACACGTTAGGCCGAGCAACAGAAATCAGCCGAGACGAAATTAAATTTTCTAAATTTATTTTCCGTGTTCGCAATAAGTTTAGTGAGTTGTTCACGAAAATGTTAGAGCGACAACTTATTCTTAAAGGCGTTTGTACAGCCGAAGACTGGAAAGAATGGAAACACCGAATACAATATAAATTCGCCATAGACAACTACTATGAAGAATTAAAGTCAACAGAGATCATGCGTGACCGAGTAGGTTTGTTGCGTGAAGTTGATGAGTATATTGGAAAGTATTACTCACATGAATATGTACGTCGATTTATCTTGCAACAGACAGAACAAGATATGAAAGATATCGACGAGCAGATCAAAGGTGAAGGAGATGATCCTAGGTACACGGACGCAGACGGCGAAGATTTTGATGTTCCCCCACGTCCAGAGCCAGAACCAGAACCTGAGAGACCTGAACCAAAACCTGAAAAGGAAGAGGAAAAACCTGAAGAATAGAAGGTCTTTTTTTATAAATAAGAAGTAATTAATAGGATAGTAGTTATGAACGACATTACAGATTTTATTAGTGCCGCAGTGGAAGACAAGCCCGTACAGGCAATCAAAGCGTTTTCAGCAGCGATGGAACCTAAGATAGACTCGGCCCTTGAAACTAAACGTACTGAAGTACTACAACAAGTTTTTAACAACCAAGAAGCAGAGGATTCCGATGTCTGACACTCTTAAAAGTATTTTAGAAAAATACAAAGCAAAGGGCGCCGACGAACAACACTTCATGGACAAGCACACCGATAACGTGCAGGTCACTGATGGTCCCGGCGCAAAAGAAGCTGATGCTGCCGCTAAGAAAGTAAAAAAGTCTACACGTAAACCCCACCACGGCTATGAGCCAGGTGAAGACGAAGAGGTTTACGAGTCAGTGGATCGTTTCTCAATCGAAGATATCAAGTCTGTACTGGTTACAGAAGAGCTCGATGAAGAGATTGTTGATCGAATTGAAAAGACTCTATTAGAAGCATCACCTGCGTATTTCATGCAAATCGTTGATGAAGCCGTTAATGCGTTTGTCGAAGAGGCAACCGATGAAGAGCGTGCCATTCTCGACGAAATGCTTTCGACAGAAGAAGGTTATCAAGAACTCGTCGATCTTATTTTCGAAGAGGACGATGATGATGACGATGAAGATGACGAAGACGATGAAGACGAAGATGATGACGAAGACGTAATTGACCCTAAGCCAAAATTAAAAGAAAAAGATTCTAAGAAAGAATCATACTAAGGGTTAAAGTCGATGGCACAGTATCGCATTGATTCTGATCAGTACTTAGGCGACAATAAAACTTTATTTGAAGTAATGATGCTTTCAGATAAAGATGGTAACGTCATCAATTCGTTTGGTGCGTCATCTAACATACCCATTGCATCTGGTGGTGTTGAAGGGTATTCGTCTGTACATAAGTTTGGTTTAGTAGACGGCAACGATGGAAGTCCTGCTACAATTTGGACAGGCGCTAACACCGCCAGCGGCGTTGCCTACACATGGCAGACAGAGGCAAACACTGTGTCTGCAAACAGTACGGTCTCAGAAACGCAAACAATTACTGTTGAAGGACTTGATGTTAACTACGCTGAAGTATCGGAAGACATTGTACTCACAGGACAAACAGAAACAGCAGAAACGACCACAGAGTTTCTAAGAGTACACAGAGCATATGTAAAAACGGGTGACACAAACACAGGCAGAATTAGTATTAATCATAATTCTGCTGATGATAAAATCTCTGAGATTTGTTCAGGTTTTGGTCAGACGTTGCAATCGTTTTACACTGTTCCAGCAGGTAAGACTGCATATCTTTCCAGACTGAGGGTGTCATCGTCAAAACAATCGTCAGCCATTGTAGCGTTGTTCGTAAGACCTTATGGCGGCGCTTTTAGAGCACAGTCAACGGTGAGTTTATATTCTGGAGATGCTGAAACAGTTTTCGATACTCCGTTAAAGATAACGGAAAAATCAGATATCGAAGTTAGAGTAATAGGCAACACCAACAATACGTTGTCAGCCGACTTTGGTATGATTCTCGTAGACAACGCATAAATAGAGAATACAGATTCTAGGAACTAGAGATGATAGTAAAACCTTTAACAGCTGAAACAAGTCTCTCTGCCAACAGTACAGTCGGCAGCGCAAAACTTGTTAGAATCTACAACGGTCACACAGCAGCCGTTCTAATAACAAATACAGATCAAAGCGTCAGTTTCACAATGCCTTCTGGATCTATCTCTTTTTGTCAAAAAGATTCTACTGACGAATTGAGTGCTAACGTCGGTGGATCGGCCGTGTTAGTAACTTCTGTCGCTTTCAACATTTCATAAGGAGCGAACAATGAAGTTAATCACAGAGGTAGTTGATCGTATTCAAGTCATCGAAGAAGCAAAGGAAGATGGCAAAAAGACACTCTACATTGAAGGTCCTTTTCTGCAAGGTAACATTGTAAACCGCAACGGCCGGCAGTATAGCACCGAGATTCTGGAAAAAGAAGTTAATCGTTACGTAACAGAAGTGGTCAACAAAGGCCGCGCTTACGGCGAACTCGGTCATCCAAATGGTCCTTCAATTAATCTTGATCGTGTTTCTCACATGATCACAGAACTGCGCCGAGACGGTGACAACTTTATCGGCAAGGCAAAAATTTCTTCTACTCCTATGGGACAAATCGCCGCAGGCCTTATTGAAGACGGTGCTCAGTTGGGAGTTTCAAGTCGTGGTATGGGTTCACTGAAAGAAGGCAAAGACGGTATCATGGAAGTGCAAGACGATTTCTTTCTTGCCACTGCCGCTGATATTGTTGCCGATCCTTCAGCACCTGATGCCTTTGTAAATGGTATCATGGAAGGTGTTGAGTGGGTTTGGGAAGCCGGAAAACTTGCAGAGAAGAAATGTGAGCAAGTGAAGGATCAAATTGAAAAAGCTGCAAAGACTCACCGCTTGGATGAGAATACAAAATTACAGATTTTTGAAGCTTTCTTGAAATCACTGTAAAAATTAATTTTTTATAAATAGAGTAATAAGTTAAAAACAGGAGTATAATCCGATGTCCGAAGAACAAAATGTTGAAGTCGTAGAGGAAGTAACTGAAGTTTCAGAAGCTTCTGATGCGGCTGGTACGCTTAAGCCTAAGGCAAGCAAATCTGAAATGCTCGGCGATCTGATGCGAACTGCTGGTGCCATGAAGAAAGATGATCTTTCTATCTTCCTTCAAAAAGTACTTGATCAAGTTGGTAAAGAGGACGAGACGGTCGATGACACCTCTGCACAAAACGCTGCCTCTATTGCAATGAAGCCTACCGGCGCACCTAAGCCGGGTTCTGAAGCTTCTTATGCAATGAAGGAAGATGTTGCTGAGTTGTTTGCTGGCCAAGAAGATTTGTCAGAAGACTTTACAGAACGTGCAACTACTCTTTTTGAGGCCGCTGTTAACAACCGCGTCAACCTTGAAGTTGCTCGTATCGAAGAAGAATATGAGTCTAAGCTTGAAGAGCAAGTCAGCAAGTCTATTGATGAGCTGCACGAACAAGTTAACACCTATATGGACTACGTAGTTGAGAAGTGGATGGAAGAAAACGCCGTTGCACTTGAGAACAACTACCGCGTCGAAGCAACCGATCAATTTATCGAAGGTCTGAAAGGTCTTTTCGCAGAAAACTATGTTGAAGTGCCTGCTGAAAAGATCGACATGATTGGAGACCTCGAGCAGAAGGTTGCTGAACTTGAAGAATCTTTGAATGCAGCAGAAGCTGAAAAAATCAAGATGTCTGCGGAAATTCAACAGGCACAAGTACAGGACGCTTTTGATTCTGTATCTGAAGGCCTTGTTGCTACTCAGACTGAAAAACTCCGTACTCTTTCTGAGGGCATTGAGTTTTCAAGTGTTGAAGAGTACAGCGAAAAGTTGCAAATTATCAAAGATCAATACTTCTCTGAATCAACTAGCTCTGAAGAATCAAAGACTGGTTTGATCGTTGAAGAAGAGACAGTTGGTTCGAATGATGAGATTTCAGAGGATCGACCTGTACCTGTTGAGATGAGAAGTTATGTTCAAGCAATCTCTAACACAATTAAAAAGTAACTTTTTATAAATAGAACTGGTATCTGCCCAAAAACAAATAGGAGTAATACTAACATGAATTTATCCGAACAAATTCAATCTAAGTGGGATTCGGTGATCTCTCACCCAGACCTCCCCGAAATTAAGGACGCACATCGTCGTCAAGTGACAGCGATGGTTCTTGAGAACACAGAGAAAGCTCTCCGTGAATCTGCTCAAATCGGTGCTCATCAATCTCTGACAGAAGCCGCTCCCACAAACTCTGTAGGCGCTGCATCTTTCACTGCTGGTGGTGAAATCGCTGGTTTCGATCCGATCCTGATCTCTCTCGTTCGTCGCGCTCTTCCTAACCTGATGGCATATGACGTATGTGGTGTTCAGCCAATGACTGGTCCTACTGGACTGATCTTTGCAATGAAGACACGTTACGCTAACCAAGCTGGTACAGAAGCATTCTACAACGAAGCCGACACTGGTCACTCTACTACCGAATCTGGTGCTAACACACCCGGTGGTGAGCACGTTGGTACTGACTTTGGCACTACTGCTGCTAACCTGCCTGACACAGAGCAGTACAACTATGCACAAGCTATGCCTCTGACAGACGTTGAAGGCAACAGTGCATTTAACGAGATGGCATTCAGCATCGACAAGGTGACTGTAACTGCTAAGTCACGTGCTCTGAAGGCCGACTACTCTCTTGAACTTGCTCAAGACTTGAAAGCAGTACACGGTCTTGACGCTGAAGCTGAGTTGTCTAACATCCTCGCCGCTGAGATCCTTGCTGAGATCAACCGCGAAGTTGTTCGAACAATCAACGTATCTGCTGTACGTGGTTCTAACTCTGGTACTACTACTCAGGGTGTATTCGACCTTGACGTAGACGCTAACGGCCGTTGGTCTGTAGAGAAGTACAAGGGTCTTATGTTCCACATCGAGCGTGAAGCGAACCTTATCGCTAAGCAAACTCGTCGCGGCAAGGGTAACGTAATCATCTGTTCTTCTGACGTTGCATCTGCACTTCAGATGGCTGGCGTACTTGATTACACTCCTGCTCTGAACAGCAACAACCTGCAAGTCGATGACACTGGTAACACATTCGCTGGTGTATTGAACGGTCGTTACCGCGTTTACATCGATCCTTACACAACAGGCAACTACATGACTGTTGGTTACAAGGGTTCTAACGCATTCGACGCTGGTCTCTTCTACTGCCCATACGTACCTCTGCAAATGGTCCGTGCAGTCGATCAAGACACCTTCCAGCCTAAGATTGGTTTCAAGACACGCTACGGCATGGCTCCGAACCCATTCGCTAAAGGTGCTAGTGATCCTGATGGCGCTGCAGCAATCGAAGTTGACAGCAACGTTTACTATCGACGTACTATCGTACAGAACTTGTTGTAATAAAAAGAATCCCAAAAGGGACATTTTTGAGAGGCGCTACGGCGCCTCTTTTTTTTGGTTCCACACTTTTATAAATATAATTAACCTCCAGTGGGGATTACGATATATGCGTTCACGTGGATGTATACGTGGTAGTTTACGCTAACAGGAGGAAATGATGAGGTATATACTACTATGTCTGGCATTCGTGAGTCTGGGTGCCTTTACACAGACAGTTATCAACTACGATGACGGATCGACACTGACCCTTGAGGAAGGTGAACAGATCATGGTCACAAAAGGCAAGCTGTATCAACAGCGTACCTATAACAACGGCCGAACTTTTCAATTTAAAGAGTTTCCCGAAACTACTCGCCGTGATTATGTACCTGTAGATAATGGTACTGATGGCGAAGCGTTTGGTACTCACGCATGGTGTAAAGCATACGTACCATGGTCTGAAGGTTATACTTTCACAATGCAATATTGGCAACGTGGATGTGACACCAACAATGACGGTACATATGGTTGTGGTGACGAGAAGTTTGACGCATCTGATGACGCGAACGTTTGTCCAGCAGGATAAACTATGGCATATACTAAGAGACGTTTCGGCGTCTCTTTTCTTTTTGGGGCTTGACACACTTTCTACACGTTGTTATAATCTATTTGTCCGTCCATAGCCATATAAATACCTCCACCATTAACCCTTGGAGTCCTTACTGTGGCTGAATTTAATAAAAACATGTTATCTCCAACTGGATTTTCTTTTCACATCCAGAAACTGCCTGAGTTTAACTTTTTTGTACAAGAGGTAACTCTACCGGGAGTTAATCTTCCTCTTGTTGAACAACCCAATCCTTTCAAAAAGATTCCTGTATCCGGTGACCATATTGAATATGGTGACCTTTCTGTAAGTTTTAAAGTCAATGAAGATTTAGGCAACTATATTGAAGTTTTTAACTGGATTAAAGGTCTAGGTTTTCCAGATAACTTTGGTCAGTACAAAGACCTAGCGAATGCAGACAGCGCCGCTGGCCAAGGCCTTGAGTCTGACGCATATCTTATGGTTTTGTCAAGCGCCATGAATCCCATAGTGCGAATTGACTTTATGAATCTCTTTCCGACCAGTCTAACAGATATTGTCATGAATACACAAGACAGTGCTTTAGAGTACGTTACAGCAACCGCCACATTTAGGTTCTTAAATTACAAGTTTACAAGCGTATCCTGATATGTTAGAATACCTGTAAAGGTATAACTATATCGGAGACATCATGACACTTGAAGAAATTTTTGATGAATGGGCACAAGACAGTAAGATCGATAGAACCAATCTAGGCAATCACGCAATTTCGATTGCAAAGTTGCATCACAAGTATCACCAGTTTTTGTCAAAAGAAAGACTGCTTACCAGTAAGTTGCAAGCAGAGATGAAGACATTGAAACTTGACAAGAACGAATTCTACGGTGACGGACCCAATCAAGATCACATTGAAAAAGGATGGAAACTTCCGCCGAAGGGAAGAATATTGAAGTCTGATCTGCCAAACTACATCGAAGCAGACAAAGACATTATTGAACTTAACTTAAAGATTGCATACCAGAACGAGAAGGTCGAACTTTTGATTTCTATTCTGAAGACGATCACCAATATGGGTTTTCATATCAAGTCAGCCATCGACTATCAAAAACTGACAAGCGGTGAAATGATTTAACGAATGATTATTATTACCAAGAACGACGAAGTTTACAATCATATAGATTGTCCCGACATGGGAACTCGGCAGGAGT